TTACCGACTAAATTTACGCCATTTAATGAGGCATAGTATAAATCCAGGTAGTCTTTGAAACCTGAAACCGTAATCCGTTTATTTTTTAAAGTGGGGTCAACTTCAAAGACGTGCACCATCGTGAGCAAATCCTGCTCAGCAATCTCAGATCCCGTAAGGATCGGAAGCTCGGATATACGTCTGTTTGCCACCTATTAAATCACAAAAACCCCATAAAATGAATTATAGTCGCAGTGTGTTTAACCCTATCGCGCCTTGATTTCAATGCGCGGTAAGTTATTGGATACAAAATTCCAAGTTGCTTGCACTCCGGTCACCAGACCACAGGCAATGGCGAATACAACAATCAGTTCTGCAACTGTCAAATTGCGACGGACGTAGACAACACTAGGCTGGGAGGAAGGAAAGTTGATCGGTGTACTAGGAACAGGTTGCCGTGGTGCCGGTGCTTCCAATTGTGCTGCTTGTTGCTGCAAAATTGTTTGACGTACGGCCTCATCTCTGGCACGGGCCTTCAATTGTTCCAGGAAATCAGCGGGTAACTCAACTGGGATTGGCACCTGGGGAGGAATACTAGAAGGAATTTGATCTTCCATTTACTATGCAGAACGTTTTCCCACACCTTAGCATATAAACAAAAGAGGTATGCCAATGAATCATGGCCTTAGAAAAGGATTAGAAGACATTGCCAAGGAACTGAAAGGCATAAGGAACATCCTTGCGTCAATGTGGCATGCACGTTATGCCGACGGCGAAACTGACATAGTAAATCCCGAAGCATTTACCGACGAATATATATCGACGGAAGAATGTTCTCAGCGTCTTGGTGTCTCGGATCAAACCATTAGGAATTGGATTTCTTCCGGTAAGAAAAATCCAGGTAAAGGCTGGACCGAAGGCATTCATTATGTCAACGTGACTCCAGATCCCGCCAAAAAAGCAGTCATTCGAATCCCCTGGAATCAACTGGTTGCTTCTTTTGCCAAGAACAAAGAAGTTACTCAGCGTGATTTTAGGCGAGATGATATGTATACGCTGGTTGATCGGGGGCCGTTACCTTGAGAACACATCGATTGGAGGGGGTTGACATTGATTTGGTTACAATCAAAAACCATGAAGAACTGTTGCCTTCATCCGTGGTACTGCAGGTAATCGACTTCTTGCCTCCCACTGGTTCGTTTGATGATAAATGCCTTAGACGTTATTTAGAAATCATTCGAAACTATGAAGAAGAAGATGCAAATTCCAACATGACTTTGGCCAATCGTTTGCGACTGGCTTTTAAAGACATGCAACCAGATACAATCTGCGGCAAGTTTCCATTGGCTGAATTGCCCCTTAAACGTCGTTTGCGTTGCGTTGCTGAGTATTTGATCCGGTCTGGTGAATTTGATAAACTACGAGATGAACGGGGTAAGCTTGTAAAAAAACGTGGAAATCTTGGTAAGCTTGTGGTTATCTACCAGCCTCTACCAAAACTTCTAGATTCTTTAAACCGACAACACTTGTTAAATCATGAGTAGGCGTGAAAAATTAATTGCGGCAACCATTGGTCCGGACATGGATCAAACCAAGGCACGTATGCTGAATGCAACGGTGCGTTTAATTCTTGGCGACATGGGCCAGCAGTATTGTCAATTTTGGGAGCACGAAGGCCCAGGTGTTATGGTGTTCCAGCCTGACAACGAAGAACGCTCCATGTTCTTTTGGACACTCAAAGAGATTCACGGGGCACAGGAAGAGTGCGAACGTAGTAATAATGGTGACCTTGCGGAAAGCTTCAGGCGCATTCTCGAAGCTGCACAAAAGATTGATCCAACGGAAAAAGCTGGTTATGTCATTAATGACCAGGGTGGCATCCGATATTTTGAAGTGGATTATAACCAGGTATCGGAGGATTGATGTCAATTCCTGATATTAGAAAAAGTGTTGAAGACATTGAACTGATCACTAATAAAGATTTAGTTCAAGCTGCGCACGCGCTACTGGGCAACATTGATCTTGATGTTGCCAGTTCCAAGGTGGCAAATGAGTACGTTAATGCAGATAAGTACTACACTCCGCAGGATGACGCTATCAACTGCCAGGACTGGTTCGGCAAGGTGTATTTGTTTCCACCTAGTGGTACCTACTTCTGGGATAAGAAAAATGACAGATGGAAAAAGACACGGGCTACGTCACCTACCTTGATTTCCTCTCACGCTTTGTGGTTTAAAAAACTGTATGGTAATTGGTTAAACGGCAATATTGAACAAGGTTTGTATTTTACAAACTGCTTGGAAATGATCCGCTATGACCAAAGGATCTTTGATTTTCCTATGTGTATTCTGAAGACGCCTCCAAGGCTTTTCCGTAACTCAAGCACTGGCGTAACTGTACACAAAACCTGTACTTCCTTCTTGGTCTACCTGCAACCTATGAATGATTCTGCTGCTGCGACCCAGAAGTTCATTGACATTTACAGCGAAAAAGGCCGGGTGCTTGCCTGAGTTCGGTATACTGATAAACGATTGAATCAACCCATGAGTATTCTTTGCGACCGCGAAATTAAGCACCTGGCAGAAACGGAAGAAATGATTACACCGTTCCAGGATCGTCTTGTGAGCGAAGACGATGGTCGCCGGATCTTGAGTTATGGTCTTAGCTCGTATGGGTACGACATCCGCTTGTCGCCAAAACAATGCTTGATTTTTGGCCGCATTCAGAAAGGTGATTGTGATCCCAAGGCATTTGATGAAACAATTCTTACTCCGGCCGAATTGTTAGAAGATGAAAAAGGTCAGTACTTCTTGCTGCCTCCCTATGGCTATTGCCTTGGAGTGGCGCAAGAACGGCTCAAGCTTCCCAGGGACGTAACCGTTGTTGCTGTCGGCAAGTCAACCTACGCACGGTCTGGTATCCTGGTGAACATTACGCCAGCGGAATCTGGGTGGGAAGGCTACCTGACACTGGAGATTAGTAACTGTACCGGGCTTTTTAATCGTGTTTACGCCGATGAGGGCGTTACACAACTGTTGTTTTATCGCGGCAATCCCTGTGATGTTACTTATCAAGACCGTAAGGGTAAGTATCAAAACCAACAAAAAGAAGTTGTATTTCCCAAGGCTTAACCAAAGTACTTACCAAATTGCTCGGTAGGTTTATCTGCATAATTTGTGCTCCCACCTCGGCCTATCCTGTCACCTTGATAGGCTGAAGTGGGTTCATTTATTTGGCTGGATTGCTGAAATTTACCAGCGGCTTTAGCGGCACGAAAGTATTTTGCAATCCCAGGCTGTGCTGCGTTTGAACGTTCTACAACACCACGTTCCTCTGGGTCCAGGCGACGAACATCAATGTCGTAGCTGTGCTCAGGATTAAGATCACTAAGCTCGGCACCAGAACTACCAGTGGTCACGCCACGCCGTTGTTGCATTTAATATTTAACCCACAATGTCCGTGATAATATTGTACTAGAGCCAACACAAAGGTTTTATATTATGCATCAATACATGGACTCCGATCCGTTCTGGGATCAGAACGTTTATGACGAAGTGATGTGTCGTTGTTTGTCACTTGAAACATTTGGTGCACCTCTCGCCAACGAAGAAAATGATGTACCATTGTATGACATGTACAACCGAGGATTAGTTGCATGTCAGGACGACAGGCCGAGGACAAATCTGGCAATCGAGGGCGGACGGCCCGGAACGACGGGATTGATTCCCTCGATGGAGGAAGCACTCTCCCAGTACCCGACCTCTTCCCCAAAACCGAAAGCCTTGGTACTAGAGCTGGAAGCAGTACCGGAAAAGGAAAAGGAGCTATCCCTCCGCCGCAAGGGACTGATGCGCTGAAGGACTGGAAAGACTTCTTTGCTCCTGTAATAGAAGATTCCGATTGTAAAGATGGGGTTTGTCCTGTGCCATGGGCAAAACCCGTCTTTGTAGATATGGATACTCCCATTGATCTGGTCAATCATCCCCCTCATTACGCCTCTGGCTCAATTGAATGCATCGAAGCGATTGAGGCTCAGCTGACGCCAGAAGAGTACCGTGGTTACTTGAAGGGAAACTGCGTTAAGTACCAGTGGCGTGAGCGTCAGAAAGGCGGTGTGGAGTCCCTAAAGAAAGCTCAGTGGTATCTCAACCGCCTTATTGCACTGGATGAGTCAGCTCAAAAGGGCTGAAGGTAATCATCCTCATCATCTTCTTCGTCGTCGTCTGCAATGCAGGCGGCGGCGAGTTGTGCTAGCTCCAGGTCTGTCGGTTGACCAAAGTCGATAGTAATATTTTCATCCGCCAAGATTTCCTTGACTGCTTGCCATTCCATCAGACGTTGATGGTAGAGGTTCAGAAGAGCTGCGTACAGCTCATCCCACGTCA